GTGCGCACTGGCCACTTACCACTTTCCACAAGAATCTTATATACCGTTTGCAACTCCCCGCCCAACGGACCCTTTCACTCCGTTAAGAATTGGTAGACTTAAAGCGCATTTAGCACGAATGGCCTCACGATCTGTCGCAGCTCGACTTTTCTTTAATTATGAAATCCGAGACAACACAGCCTACATTAGAGTGTACTGGCATCAGCGTTCCCAGTCTTGTGGTAAGGATGGTTCTCCTCATCCTGACGCTAAATTTTTGTTTGCTGTTCCAATTCGCTCAACTATAGAATCCGTTCAACCCACTCATGACGAACTAGTCTTGGCTTCAGAGCGTGCGTTGTCCCGATTCTGCTCTCTGTATGATCAGAAACTACTAGGTGAAACCATGTATTTAGTCTCGAAGTATTCCGAAGGGCGAGTTAATGCTGGGGATGGTTTTGCTGCGATGACTGGATTGGTCGCACCCAACCTCAAGTACTGCGTCGTTTCGCCGACACCAGTAGCCACAATACGAGTACCCTCCGTTGACGATCCTCCAGACTTTGTTATCAACTGTATTGAGCGTGCCGAGAATAACTATGGGCTACGAGGTCTTGCTTCGCAGTCGCGGAAGGCGTTTATTTCTACCGGGTCCGCTAATGCTGTACAGTCGGCTCTCACAAAGCTTGAGAAACATACACTTACGCATCATGTCCCTGCCAACATACAGGCTCATGGTCTCCGCGACATGGTGAGATCTCTTCACCTTGACCAGGTCAATAAGATAAATCCACCAACGTTCTCCCCTACAAAGATTATGAATATGGAATTTTCCAAAACAAAGAAAGCAGGATTTACCAACATTCCCAAGGAGCATACTCTCTTTGGTACCACGGATCCCACGGGTACTAAAGATGAGACGTTTATGCACACCTCGTTGTACTTAATTCAATCCTTAGAAGAATTGAGACACGCCGCCGCCTCTCACGACCATGTTATATCCATACGCAACGTTTTAGCCCGTATATCTGACCCGATTGCAAAGCTCTCACTCAAACCTGAGTTGCGCGTAGAGGGAGACGACCCTGAGAAGGTGAGGATTTTTTTCCTGGTGTCGTTTTTTCATTATATGGTCGCTAAGATAACCACGGAGCCTATCCACGACTACTTGTTGAACCTTGAAATGTGCTCCATTGGGTTTCGTTGGTTAGGTGGAGGGTGTAGAAAACTGTATGACTATTTAGGAGGCGGAGAAAAACGAAAATTCTTTTGTGCTGATATTGCAAGGAAAGATACTAATTTTAAAGCTCCGGATTTGGCCATTCTTTTATCCCTCATTAGAAGTATTTATGTTCCTGGCGACAGCGTTGAGCACCGCATCTTGTATGCCCTTTTTGATTGGCTCATTCAAAACACTGCATACCATGTTGTCAATTGGCCCGGCGGATTTAGATTTGTCATCGGCTTACTCTTTTCCGGTGACTACAACACTAGTGTTCTCAATACCCTTCATGTTATTTGGGCCATGCATTGTTATGTTGTTGATCGCGGGGTACACGGTAGTAAATATCGTCTGGCGATCCGTAGTGGAGCCTTTCGATTCCGTGTTCAAGGCGATGATGTTATTGGTTCATTTAGCGAAGATATCCTGGACCGTATGAATCCTAATGATCTGGCTACCTACATGGCTACATGGGAGATGAACTTCAAGCCTGAAGCTTTTCGGGTTAGTGACTGCCTTGAGTCAGAGGTAGATTGGAGTCGTGGAACCTTGGTTACGCCTTTAACTCAGTCAATTGTCTTTTTGAAGCGATATTTTGTACTAATCGATGGCCATGTTCGACCCTTTCGTCCCGTGAGAGACACCACTCAACGATTGCTTTATTCGACGACTTCAATGTCTAGTGAAACCATATACGCCAGTCGTGTGCTCGGGCTAGCGTTGGATACTATGGGCGTTAATCCTATAGCATATCGTGTGGCTATCACCGTGTACCGATCCCTCCTCGAATTGACGGCCAACCCTGACTTGGATAAAAATGTGCGAAACAACCTTGCCACTGAGAACTTTATGCGTGAGCGAATATACAAAACAGGGTTAGGAAAGGAGAGCAAAGACGACGTCTATGCTATGATTATTAGTCGGTCTGCCCTTCTACGTCGCCTTGACGGAGCCTCACCTACCTTTGAAGAGGAAATGCTATGGGTTTGGGAGCGCGAAATGCCAATCAATAAGTATTAACTATGAAGTATAGATACCGCAACCTCCGACGGAGAAAAATGAGCTAATGTCGGAGTATATTATAAGATAATAATAAAAATAAACAAAAA